GAAACCAGGTCAGGATGGAAGTTGCGCACCCTGGCAACTAGGGTCGTCTGTTCGCTTGATTCTGACTTAGTAGCTGCTTTTTGCATTGCTTAAAGAGTTCTTGGTTCTCGGTTCTTGGTTATAAAAGTTGGTTGGCCCCAGCCAAGCATATATAGCTATATTTATACTATGTATATTCCTGGCTGGCATCAACTTATTCATTTAACTAAGAACCTAGAACCTTTTAATAAAATAAATATACAAATCAACAACTTAGAGAAGTTCTTAGTGGGTTCCTAGTAAGGTTCCAGTTCCAAGCAAATCAAGTCAAAAGGTCTTTTTCAGGATTTTCATCTAAAAGTGATCTGATTTTGTCGTTTGTTGAAGCCTCATCGAGCCCGTTGAAGAGTTCCAAGTAAGAACCTTTCACCCATACATGGCATGCAACCCCTTTCCATTTGATCTTTTTTTCCATCTTTGAAAAACCTAATTTCAGCAGCATTTTGTGTAATGCTGTGCTTTTGGGAACCTCAACATCTTCCATCAAACTGAGTGCCGTTGATAGATGTTTGCTAGACAAAATTTTTCCATTAAAGCCGTAACCACCCTCTTCAATGAGATCTTTTACAGCCCCGAACTCATCAGAGGTGTTTAGACTGATCATCTGGTCTTTAGCCAAAGATGATGGTGCTTGGCCCGTTGGGTTAAAGAGTGGGCTGAGTTGGTACTCGAGCAACCACTTTCTAAGGCCAGGTGAATGATCACGAATGGCATCGAATAGCCTTTTAAAATAGTCCGAATCAGCTACCTTGAGCAACTCCTTCTGGCTGTTAAATGGTGTGAATTGGACCCACCATCTACGGTCCGTATCTTCGAGCGGAAGGGCATCATGGTGGTTAGTAAATGCAATGTAGTTAGTAGTGTTTGGAGCCATGTATTCATCAACCCCCTTGGGATGGACTGGAACCTGATCGTTGGTGATGTACGGCTTTATGGTATTCAGCACATCATGACGATTGTGACCAACCATGCGAATCTCCTCAAGCACATTGACACACCTGCCAGAAGCCCACTTGCTAAACCCGGTCGACAATACTGATGGAGACACAATGCCAACATTGACAATGCCCATAACTCCCATCATCAAATTGCCAAGCACTGACTTGCCATCACCTTCAATGCCCTTAACTAATGGTGCCCAACGGATCTTAGACCCCGGGTGCTGCACGTTGAAAGCAATCCAACTGAGCATGATTTCAACAGAATCAGGCTCAACAAGGATCATTGCCAAATGAGCTTGCACAATCTTTATGGCCTCAATGTCACCAACACTAAGTACTACTGGAACATCTGGAGGACTGTTCTTGTTGTACTCATTGACACATGGCACACCATTGAGCTCAAACAGATCCTCAGCAGCAGGCAAGTAAATAATCTTGTCCGGAGTGGGAATCCTAAACAGATCCAAAGCCAATGTAGCAGCCGAATCATCACCGCAATGACGATTGAACATTGCACCAAAACCCTGAGCCGTGACTAATCGTTTTGTAGTGACATTGAAAAATTTATCCATACCTGTTGAATAAACCCAATCACCTAACCATTCTGGTACACCCTCATGAATCTTTGGCTTGATCAGATTTTTGGCATCATTGATCGAGATGGGGAAGTTTAGATCCTTGAACTTGGTCTTGAGAATGCCTGCCAAAACATTGCGACTGATGTGGTCAAGGCCAAGCTCAGCTTTGATTGCCTCAACTACCACGGTCTTAAGCTGCTCAAGGTCAGTCTCGTCAACAATCAAAGCCTTACAACGATCAAAAGTCCTGGTCTGCTCAGCCTTCTTGAACTCAATGACCTTTTTGATGATCGAGGCAAGGGTTATGGCCCCGCCCCCTGAGCCATGTTGTTCACTAAACGAGTCCCACTTGGATTCCAACTCACGGCGGTCATATGAACCAGTCTGACGACTGGCTTGATCCCAAAGCTCCATCCATTCCTCACCGCCTCGACCTTGATGATGCAAAGCCATACCGAGTTGGAGCCATAGGTCATACGGCTCAAGGTCACCTATGAATGGCAGCAGTTCAATCTCTACCCGCTCAAGATCCCAATCATTGAGCGGTGACTTATAAGACTCAAGGCCAAGGGCCTCATTTGTTCCAAAATGTCGTTCAACAAACCAGTCTACATCTTGGATAGTGTCGGGCAAAAGGCCGTGACCATTTAAGGTATGGCCCGTCACTGTAAAGTAGCGGCCCTCTTTATAGACCTCAATGTTGCCTTTCTTTCCATTGATCGCCAGGTTTGACTTGGTAAAAAGTTTAATGCCTGTGCCTGATGGACTAGTCTCAGCATAGCCATCAACACGGTCCAACAGCTCCTGAGCCAAAGAGCTTATTGTTCCATCAACAATACACTTATCTAGATCAATGCCGTGAACACCATCAGAGCCGTCAAAAGCTATACCAACCCCATCAAAACCATCCATGATGTAGGCATCAATGGCCTCGTTGTAGCTACACCAATGCTTAGGATTAGTGACCTGGGCCAAGCGGCCACTAGTCTGGTATGGCACCTTTTTCCATACAATTTTCTCGTCTTTTTTGACCCATAGTTCAAGCCTCCAAACGACCCACCTAGGAATGAGTTTGAGTTCTTGAGGAATGAGTTCAGGTTTTACAGGCAACGCCGTTGGTTTAGATGACATTATTCCCCCTACCAGATTCAATTTTTAAAGTAATGGAATCTCGGTAGTCCGATGAAGCAGCTTCCATAAAAGCAACAATAATCGCCGTTCTGTTCATTCCTTTAGGCAAATTGGAAGTGGCGTTTAAGGCTTCCCGCATATAGATTTTTGCTGTTTCACAAGAGTCAAAAACTAATTTTTCCAAAGACGGGGACGCTAACAGGATAGACATGGTTTTCTTTCATTCAACCCATTCACAAAAGTGGTTGGGCGGATGCTGTGAAAGGGGAAAGCATCCTCGTCGGTCGAATAGCTAGTTCGTCCCAAGCCCATTGGCATCATACACCAAAAAACTGATGTACAATACATCATGATTGAAAAAAAACTCAAACCTTTTAAGGCCGATTGTCAAGAAGCCTTAGACCTCCTCCTAGTCCACATGGGTACAAAGGCCGAGATGGCTCGGCAAGCAAAGATGAGCCGGAACACCGTTTCCTACTGGTTCACACGAGGACAAATCGGCCGTGTTGCGGCCAGAAAATTTGGCTCGATGAAGGCCATACCATTCACAAAAGAGCAGCTCAGACCAGACATCAAGGACTGGACCCCTATGTATAAACGCAAATAGTTGCAAAATAGTTGTGCAGCACTCAAAAAGTGTTGTACAATGCACTCACGGCAGTCTCGCCGTCTCAATGTCGAAAGCCTATCATGACCGTCCTCACAGCCAACAACCCACTCATCGTCACCATCAAAAATGTCTATGGAAAAGATATGATTTATCCAGCCAACTCAGTCGCACAGATCTTTGCCGACATTGCACGGCAGACAACTTTGAGCCGCGATACACTCAAGCTTGCACAAGCACTCGGCTACAAGATTGAAGTCAATCAGCCAACATTAGAGCTCGCATGAACGCCCTCACTAGAGACATCATGAAATGGCTGAACATCAGTCTTGAGCTTGCACTTGATGTGCAATACAAGATGATGGAAACAGGCATTTCATTTGGCAGCAGCTCGACTCGTGAGCTCAAGCAGTGTGCAAAAGAATGTCTGGACTTGATCAAATGAAAGTCTTCTTGGCACTCTTTGTTATGGCAATCTTAGTGCCATTCCTTTTATTAGGCATGGCAGCTAGTGTGCTCATCAGTCGCATTTGGTATTGGGCCATTGCCAAATGAACCTGTACCCTCATCAAGTCCAAGCTGTTAAGTGGCTAGGTCAACGACCTAAGGCCATTCTTGCGCTTGACATGGGTCTAGGCAAGACAGGTGTGTCTAGTCTAGACTTGTCTGTGCCTGCATTGGTCGTGTGTCCTGCATCACTCAAACTCAACTGGCAAGCCGAGCTCAAGATGTGGCGGCCTGAACTTAGCGTGCAGGTTGTTCGCAGCCCCAAAGATCCAATCAAAGGCCTTGACGTCACTATTGTCAACTATGACATACTAGGCAAGCTTGACCTACCTAAACCGGTCACTTTGATAGTGGATGAAGCTCACTACATCAAGAACTACAAAGCCAAGCGTACCAAGTTGTTGATGAGTTTGATCAAGACCACAACCAACGTCAGCCTGTTGACAGGCACACCTATAGTCAATCGACCTATCGAGCTGTGGACTTTGCTCTATTCGATTGGAGCCACAAAGCTAGGTTACTTCGAGTTTGGTATGAGGTTCTGTGCAGGATGGAAAACACCCTGGGACACCTACGACTTCAGCGGTTCAAGCCGTAAAAGTGAACTGATCAAAGTGTTAGAACCGTTCATGCTGCGGATGACAAAAGCTGAGTGCATTGACTTGCCATCAAAAACCTATAGGGTCATTGCCCTTGATTTGCCAGTTGACAAGCGTGAAAAGCAATTTACAGCTGACGAGATTGACAAGCCTGATTCGATTCCGTTTGAAGCCATCAGTGACATCAGGCGGCTCAATGCAGAGCGCAAGCTAGACCAATCTATAAGCTACATCAAAGACTGTCTTGAACAGATAGACAAGGTTGTGGTCTTTGCTCATCACACTCACATCATTGACGGGCTGGTGGACGCCCTTAAAGAGTTTGAACCGGTCATAGTCACCGGCGCAGTCAAGAATGAAGACAGACACGCAGCAGTTCAAACATTCCAAAACGATGCCAAGTGCAGAGTCTTTGTAGGCAACATCAAAGCTGCTGGAGTAGGTCTGACCCTAACCGCAGCAAGCCATGTCGTATTTGTTGAAGCACCATGGTCTCCCTCAGACCTTCAACAGGCAGCAGACCGCTGCCACAGAATCGGTCAGCAAGACAATGTCACTATTGATTTGCTGACGATAACCGGGTCCATCGATGAAATTATCTTACACAAGATACTGACCAAGATGGATGTCATTGATAGTGTCATTAAGGAGTCTACGGACATGAATGAAAAATTGATTGCAGCCAAGCTGCGTGAGTTGGCCGAATTGTTTGAAAGTACAGAACCCACGGCTAAGGCTGTTGAGCAGGCAAATGATAAGCAGCTCAAGGCCATTGAGCAAGAGAAACCTAAGGCCGTTGAGCAAGAAGTGCCCACCCCTAAAAAGCCAGCCAAACAAGTGGAGATTGAGCCACTTACGCTAGACCACATTCGCCAAGCAATGGCCAAACTGATTGGGGCGGGCAAGCGTGAACAAGCTCTTGCTATCCTGGCTGAACTTGGAGTCAAAAAGGTCAGCGAAATCGGTGAAGAGCAATTTTCACAAACTATGGAATTGGTCAATGAAGCACGCTAAGCTCTCACCGAGTGCTAGCTCTAGATGGATGACTTGCCCAGGCAGCGTCCATCTGGAACCTGACATCAAAGGTGGCGACTCAAGCATTTACGCAGAGAAGGGCACTGCAATGCACACAGTGTCTGACCTTTGTCTGACTAAAGGCCTTGAACCAACTATGTTCGTTGGCAAGACGGTCAATGGCCACATCATCACGCATGAAATGGCTGAGCTTGTTCAAGTCTATGTCAACTACATCCAAGCCCTCAACGGCCAAAAGTTCTACGAAGAGAAGGTCACACTTGCAGAAGTCATCAATGATTGCTGGGGTACCGCAGACGCCATCGTCATTGATGGTTCATTGATGCGGGTCATTGATCTTAAAACCGGCAGCGGTGTGCGCGTAGAAGCTGAAGGCAACACGCAGTTGCTCTGCTATGCATTGGGTGCTTACCTCAAATATGGCCTTGTGTACGACGTAGACACGATCATGATGACTATTGTCCAACCACCGATGAACAGCATCGATAGCTGGACCATTGAACTAAAGGAACTCTTAGCATTTGCTGAAGAACTAAAGCGTTCTTACGCAGCCATTCAAAACGAACCTAACAAGTTTGTGGCTAGCGAGAAAGCCTGCAAGTGGTGTCGTGCAAAAGCCAAATGCCCAGAGATGAACCGCTTAGCCAATGAGGCTGCAGCCATTGACTTCAAGACTAAGCCAGTTGGAATGGACCTTATAGAGGAATGGTTGCCTAAGTTGTCGGTGCTCAGCGCGTTTGTCGAAGCAGTAGAAGCGAAAGCAAAAGACATCTTACTGACCGGAGGCTTGATCCCTGGCTGGAAAGTTGTTGAAGGCCGTAAAACTAGGTCATGGCAAGACATACCAAAAACCGAGTTGTGGTTGAAAAAACAAGGCTATGACCAGATCTATACAAAGTCAGTCTTGCTTAGCGTGGCTCAAATGGAGATTGCTCTTAAAGCTGAGAGCCTAGACATGACAGCCTTGATCAAAGTAGACGTTGGCCAACCAACCATTGCCCCTGAGAAAGACAAGCGGTCATCCGTGGACAAGACTCAGTCCGCAAAAAAAGATTTTGCAAAAAGCTCAAAATAGTTGTGTACAGGCCTAAAAGTGTTGTACAATGCAATCACGGCAATGTCGCCGTCTCAATGTTAAAAGGTCTAAAATGGCACACGAACTAGATTTCTCAAATGGTCAAGCAAACGTTGCACTTGCTAAAAAAGGTGCATGGCACGGTCTCGGTCAGATCCTTGAAGCCGGTCAGCCTATCAGCGTGTGGGCAAAAGCTGCTGGCTTGACGCACACGGTCAACCGCTCAATGGTTCAATATCAAGACAGCGAGGGTTCGTTTGCCGCGTACCCAAATAAAGATGTCCTTTATCGGTCAGATACTTTTGCCCCGCTCGGTGTTGTCAGCAATGACTACAACATCGTTCAACCAGCAGATGTGTTGGACTTTTTTGCCAAGCTTGCTGAGAACAATCACTTTGAACTGGAATCAGCCGGCGCACTCTCAGGTGGCAAGCGTATCTGGGCAATGGCCAAAGTCAATGATGGAGCTACCATAATTGGCCAGGATGTTGTCAAACCCTATGTCCTGTTGGCAACATCATATGACGGCACTCTTGCAACCACGGCGCGATTTACCTCAGTCCGTGTTGTGTGCAGCAACACTCTCGGTTATGCTTCAGCTGAGTCTGGTGACACGGTCCGTATCAATCATTCAAAAGAGTTCAGCGCAAAAGATACGGCGCTAGATCTTGGCATTGCTTTAAATGGCTTTGAAAAGTTCTTGATCGACTCACGCCGTCTTGCAAAACAGCAAATCAATGCAACCTTTGCAGTCGAGTTTCTTAAAAAGCTGTTGCCTACATCGATGTCAACTAAGTTTGTTGATGGCATCAAAAAGATGGAAGTTGTGCCAGTAGAAAAGACAAAGGCTTTCCAGTCTATCATGGCTTTGTTCAATGGACAAGCCATAGGCAATGAGCTGCCAGAAGCAGAAGGCACAGCTTGGGGATTGCTCAATGCTGTGACTGAACACGTTGATCATGGCCTCAACCAGAATGCAGCATGGTTTGGTTACGGCAACACTCTCAAGAACAAAGCACGTGAGTTGCTAATGGATGTGGTCTAACGACCAAATGACAGGGAGGAAAGACTCCCATTTTCATCAACGTTTTAAGGACTAAAAATGTCAAAGCTTGTTACCCCTGAGTTCCGTGGATCTTTTGTGCACGTACTTGAACCGCATGCCATTAAAGGCGTTGAAGGTGCAAAGCCTCGTTATCAAATCACGATCCCGATGCCTAAAAAGAGTCCGTTCTGGACTGATCTCAACAAAATGGTTGATGAGACAGCCAAAGCAAAATGGGGCAAAATCCCTCCAAAGATGAAGTCGCCTGTCAAAGATGGTGATGAAGAAGAAAGGCCTGAGTTTGCTGGCTGCTACAGCGTGCAAGCCACGTCAAACAACAAGCCAGGCATTGTTGATGCCGCTCTGAAACCCATCATGGATGCCAATGAGATCTACAGCGGTGCTTACTACAGGGCGTCAATCCGAGCTTATGCTTGGGAGCATCCTACTGGTGGCAAAGGCGTGTCGATTGCTTTGGACAACATCATGAAAGTCAAAGACGGTGAGGCCTTTAGTGGTCGCACTGAAGCCTCTGATGACTTTGCCAACTTTGCCAAAGAAGACGCCGACTTGCTCGGCTAAAAACAAACCCTAGCGCAGGTCAATGCGTCGATCGGGTGAAAAGCCCGTTTAATCAATACGAAGGAGTTAGTTATGGAAAGCAGGATTATGGGCCTTGTCAAGGCCATGCACAAAAAATTTGGTTTGACATCAAGCATTGGCGTGCCTTGGCATCTTGATCCTCATGAAAAAGCCTTTCGAGTGAAGGCACTACAAGAGGAACTTGATGAGTACAACGCCGCAACTACATTGGTCGATGAGTACGACGCCCTTCTCGATCTGATCGTGTTTGCTGTTGGCACTCTTGACAGACAAGGGCTGCCTTTGCTTGAAGGCTTTGAGAAGGTCATGAAGGCAAACATGGCCAAAGAAGTTGGCCAAAATGGTGATAAGCGTGGTGGCTTCAAGCGTGACCTAGTCAAACCTAAAGGTTGGATTGGCCCTGAAGCAGAACTTGAACAAATCATTGACCGAGTTCCTGCACTATCCACAATTGCACCTAGCTCAGATGGCACAATCCAACCTGGCTTTGCACCTAAGTTTGACGCAACAAAGGTGCGAGTAGATCTGCTGCCAATAGACCCAATGATGCAAGTTGCCAATGTGTTTGGCTTTGGTGCCAAGAAGTACTTTGCCAACTCGTACCGTCAAGGCGAGACTGTTGCTTGGTCACGTACCTATGGCTCCATCATACGGCATCTTTTTGCTTTCTGGAAAGGTGAAGACACTGATCCAGAATCAGGGCTGCCCCACCTTGCCCATGCTGGAACTCAACTCTTTATCTTGATGGAGCACGCAGCTCACAACAAAGATAAAGATGACCGCTTTGTAGGGAGCAAGTAATGAGTAAGGATAACAGCACAGGAAAAGACAAAGAATTCTACAACCGTGGAAAGAAACTGTTTGATCAGATAACAAGGCTCAAACCAGTTAAACCTTACTTTACAGCAGTCCAAGGCATCCGAGACCAGTTCAAGGCTATGAAGCCAAACGAATCTGGAATGTTGGAGATTGTCAATGCATCATTCATAGCCGATGAGCCCTTCATTTTTGGTGAAGTGAATGCCGAATGGAATGCTCGTGAGCTGCGTTGGTACATGAGCCAGTCGTTGAACACTAATGACATTGCTCCGCCTGTGCCTGCGGTCTGGCAACAAGTTGCAAGCAAGAAGGGTCGGATCAACTCAAACTATGGATGGTGTGTCTTTAGCGCTGAGAACGGCTATCAATTCCATAAGGCAATTGACTCCCTTGTCTTAAACAAAGAGAGCCGGCAAGCCGTGATCATTTACATTCGACCCTCGATGCATGAAGACTCGGTCATCGATGGCATGCGTGACTTCATGTGCACGTACAGCACTCAGCTGCTTATTCGTGACGGCCAGCTGAACCACATCGTCAACATGCGTTCTAATGATGCAGTCTATGGGTTCAAAGGTGACTACTTTTGGCAAAATACAGTCCACGACTTTGCTTTGATCAGGCTGCAACAAACCTACCCTGACTTAGTCAAAGGCAACATGTACTGGAATGCAGGATCTTTGCACATCTATCCACGGCACATCGGGCTTGTAAAATGATTTACAACCCATTTCAAAACATACCTGTCCGTCCAAAAAGCCATGTGCGTGGCTGGGCCACGCATTGGGCAGAATGTCTTGGCGTGCCTGTTGCTGGGCCAACTGACCCGCTTACTTGCCCAATCCTATACGTGGAGCATGGCGTCAATTTTGGCGGAGTGCTCAATCTGTTTGGAGGGGTCAGTGAAAGCTTAGTTGACAAGCTTGAAGAATTGGCAAACTACAAAGGACAACTAGTCAGCTTGGATTGGCCTATGCCAAACTATGCACACCAATTGTCTAAACGCTTAGGTCAAGCCACATGCTCAACTAGACTGACGTCTGCCCTTTTGGCCAATCTAGATGCGCGCCTTCAAGCCTCGACAACACTGACCCAACAAGATCTTAAAAACGACGTAGTCGCAATCGGTGACAGCCACTCAACAGCCTTTGCAGCTAGCGGTTCAGGTGTAATCCGGACAAATGGACTAACTTTGCATGGGGCATTACAAAAAGGCTATTTTGTTGAGCAAATAGGCCGCTTGGTTCACAAACCAAGGCGCGTAACTTTAGTCTGTGGATCAATAGACATCCGACATCATATCGGTCGACAGAGCGCCCCTAAACAAGCCGTCATTGACTTATGCAGCAACTACTCAGATGTGGCCAACTTTTTAAACAGTGAGTATAACGTTCAAGTTGAAATTGCCGCCCCTGTACCGATCGAATGGGAAAAGCGCAAGATCCCTCAAACCGGTTTTTATAAAGGAACCCCATTCACCGGTACTGTAGATCAAAGGAAGTGTTGGACTGAATTGTTTATGGACAAAATGAGCCAACAATGCTTGATCAGTCCGCCAAGCAGCTGGTACTCCGTAGACCCTGAAGAGTATGCAAACATTTTCATGGAGCTCAACTCATCGGTGCACATTGCACCTCCTTTTTACCGTCGTTTTGATTGGGGTCAACTATGAGTATCTTCACGTGCACAACTAGCAAGTCAAACATGGACATCCCGGCAGGCTGGGGCAGACATGATGCAAGGTCCTACTACATTGCAATGCGCAATGGCTTTAAGTCAAAGCTGTCAGCCCCAGTAGTACGACCCCATGGTAAAAAATGGGTGTTCAGAGGCGACGCCAGTGCAAGCAGCTTGAAGGGCTACGGCGCTGAGCAGTTGATAGCGGAGTGCAAAGAAGACGTTTTAGTCTATTGTGCTCCTCGCGTAGGTATGGCTATGGATGCAATCGCAACCCTTGCCAAACTCTATGGCAAACATTGCGTGTTCTTTTGTCCAGCATCAGGCGAACCTTCAATGCATCAAAAAGCACTGTTGTCTTATGGGTCTGACTTGCGTTTTATCAAGATTGCAGCAATGCCAACCTTAAACAGCTACGCTAAGAAGTGGGCTGAAAAGCATGGGGCAAAGTACTTGCCTTTTGGACTTGGCAAAACGCCATTGGTCACAGCCGGCATCATCAATCTTGCAGGACTTGTCACTGAACAACTAGGTAAAGATCCCAGCGAGATTTGGATGTCGGTGTCTACTGGAACAGCCATTCGTGCATTGCAAATAGCTTGGCCTAAAGCAGCTTGCCGTGGCGTGATCGTTGCTCGTAATATGCATGATGGTGAGATTGGCAATGCAATCCTATGGTCATCATCTCAACCGTTTTTGAAAGACGTACCACTAAACAAACGGCCACCTTTTCCGTCAACGGCAAACTATGATGCCAAGTGCTGGGAAGACTTTGAAAATTTTGGCATAAATGACTCAATCTTCATAAACGTTGGCACCGATGACAAAGTAGTGGCTCAGTATAAACAAGTCCAAAATATACCCTTAAAAAGCCAGCGGGAATGGGGCGATATGTCTGACCTGGAGCGTGGGCCATGATGCTAAACCATAGCCCTGAACTACTGCACTCATTGGAGTTGCATGAAATTGATAGGCATCCGTATCGTGATGCACTGAACAAAGAATGGGATCTTTGTTCAGACTACAACCTAGAGCCGTCGATCTACTTTTTAGAAGCGGTTGCGTATCACCATAGAGCTAAGTTGCTGCAAGACCGTAACGTTGGCATGTTGCCTGAGTCTACTAAAAGTGGCTGCCCTTTACAAGACAACATCCATATCTATGACACAGTCAGCCGATGGGCTGCTGGCTTTTCAAACGTGCCACAAGAAATGTTTTTAGGCAAAGACAATCCAAAACACAAATGGAATGTCAAACACGGCTATGCGTGTGAAGGCTACGCTGACAAGTTCAACGATGCAGAATGGTTCTACATTTTTCTTGTGCACAGGATTTGTGGGTCAGGTGCAAGCTTTGCCATGATCGGTGACGCTAAGCTGCCACCGCATGGCTGGTACAACTCGCCAGTCCCTTACCTTTGCAAGAACGCAGACGGTGAGGACTCAATTAGGCGTTTGATCAAAGACTTTGAAGGCCCGATGTTTAGTTCAATGGGCAACCAAATACCTTCGTTCAACAAGCCTTCGGCAGCCTATAGTCAAGGGGGTCGTGAGTACCTAGTTGACATAGCCCCTAAGCTTGCACGAGACTTTTTTAATTGGTTGGTTGACCAATCAGAACCGATAAAAATTCAATCCGCTGTTGACTGGTGCTTAGACTGGCAGACACTGCATGGATGGAGAAGGTTCAAGTTTGTTCTAACCGCTTGGGTCATGGACATTGCTGAGTACTTTCCAGAACTCGTTGATGAGAATTCAAACTGCTATCATGGCGCAAATGCAACAGCAGCCCTTGAGCTAGTCTTTAAGCCTATAGGCAAAATGGGCAAACAAAGCTTTTATGATACCGGCACAAGAATGTTTTGTGACTTGTTCAACTCTAGACCGATGGACGTTGAAGATGCCGCTCCTGGTTGTGACTTGATTCGGTACTGCGAGCAATACATCCAGCCTAGAGGCTATGACAGCGTAGATCGTTCAAAAATATTCAACATAAATCACATCAAGCATAGAGAAGGCCGGCAACCATCATGACAAGACCAACGCTAGATCAGACTTACATGCAAGTTGCTAGGGCATTTGCCAAAAGAGCAACCTGTTCCAGAAGGCAAGTCGGTGCCGTGATAACTGGCAACGGATACATCCTGTCTTCCGGCTACAACGGGTCTTTCCCAGGATCGCAACATTGCATTGATGTGCCTTGTGCAGGAGCCGGACTGCCTAGTGGTTCAGGCTTAGATCTTTGCATGTCAGCCCATGCTGAACAAAACGCAATAGCTAGACTGCGTCAAGTCGATGAAGCCGACACTTTGTACTGCACAACAGCGCCGTGCATAAGCTGCACCAAACTAGCATTGTGCACAAGCATAAAGCGCATCGTTGCCGATAAAGACTACCCGTCCAGTGGCAAAGAATTGTGGGTTTTAGCAGGTCGTGCATGGAGTCAGTATGCGGAATAAAGCTGTACTTGACATTGAATGCTATGTCAACTACTTTTTGATTGCCATCAAGTCCGTTGCTAATGGCAAGATTGCAACCTTTGAACGCTCAGACTGGGAAGACTTTGACATTGAGCAACTTAAAAGCCTTTTGTCCAGGTACACAATCATCACGTTCAACGGCAACCGCTATGACTTGCTTTTGCTTAAAGGATCCATTGCCGGCTTTGATTCACAAAAGCTGAAGGCTCTATCAGATGACATCATTGTCAATGATCTTAGAGCTTGGGATGCAGAATCAAAGTACACATTGCCAAGATGCCAGTACATCGATCACATTGACTTGATCGAGGTGGCTCCAGGCAAAGCAAGTCTAAAGATTTATGGTGGTCGCTTGCACAGTAAACGCATGCAAGACTTGCCAATAGAACCAAACGCAACGATCAAGCGAAACGAAAGAGACTTGCTGAGTAGCTACTGCATCAACGACTTAGACACAACGATTGACCTATACGGCCGGCTCAGTGAACAGATTGAGCTACGTGAACAGATGGGCAAAGAGTATGGCTTGGAGTTACGGTCAAAGTCAGATGCTCAAATAGCTGAGTCGGTCATCAAAAAACAGATCGAGGCAATCAAGGGTGAGAAGGTTTCTCGACCTAGTCTGCCTAAAGACTTTTCATTCAACTATGTTCCTCCGTTGTTTGTTGCGTTTAAGCATCCAGGGCTAGGCAATGCCTTAGACATTTTTAAGACACGGCCATTCACACTCAATGAAAAAGGTGACGTTGCTGAACCATTGGAGGTCGGCAAACTCAAGATCAAGGTCGGGTCTAGCACATACCAACTAGGCATTGGCGGGATTCATTCTTGCGAGAAAAAAGTCCACTACATAGCTGACGCCAACCACATCATTGTTGACCGCGACGTGACTAGCTACTATCCTAGCGTCATCCTGAACCAGAAGCTTTATCCTGACCATATCGGGCCTGACTTCTTGACCGTCTACAGATCCCTTGTGGAGAAAAGAATCAAGGCAAAAAGAGAGGGCAATAAGGTCATCAACGAGGCTTTAAAAGTTACGATCAACGGGAGCTTTGGCAAATTTGGGTCACGGTGGTCAGCCCTCTATGGACCTAACCTACTTATTCAAACAACCGTGACTGGGCAACTCAGCTTGCTAATGCTTATTGAGGCTCTTGAAGAACAAAGCATTAGTGTTGTGAGTGCTAATACTGATGGCATCATCATCTATTGCCAAAAGCGCAACCAAGCGGCCATGGAGACCATTGTTGCCAGGTGGGAAAGAACAACTGGCTTTAGCACTGAAGAGACATCTTATTCTGCGGTCTACTCGCGTGACATCAACAACTACATTGCACTTAAGCGCAATGGCGGGTATAAAGTCAAAGGTGTTTATGCCGATGAAAACCTGTCCAAAACACCGACAACTCAGATCTGTACGCAAGCCGTTGTGGACTACTTACAGCTTGACATTCCGATAGAGACCACAATCCATGAGTGTACAGAGATTCGTAAGTTCATCTCGGTCAGAGCCGTTACCGGAGGGGCTATCAAGAACAATGAATACCTAGGTAAAGCAGTTCGTTGGTACTATGCCAAAGACGAGCAAGGAGCCATACACTATAAGAAAAATGGCAACAAGGTCCCCATAACCGATGGGGCCAAGCCGCTCATGATTCTGCCGGATTCTTTGCCTGATGACATTGACCATGACTGGTACATCAAAAAAGCTCATGCCATGCTTAATGACCTTGGGGTCACAAAATAATTGTACGGCACTCAAAAAAGTGTTGTACAATGCACTCACGGCAGTCTCGCCGTCTCAATGTTATAAGGAAAACCTATGAATCAAATCTCGTCTGCGCTAGCTCAAGCCGGTGTAAAGCTTCCGCCCCTCACGCAGCGTATTTGGCAGCTGCTGCACGACTCTAAGTTACCGCGCTCCGCAGCCTGTCTTGCAAGTATGCTGCATGTGCCGCGTGGCAATGTCAGCTCAGCAATAAACTCAATGTACTCACGCGGCATGGTTGCCCTTGCCCGGCATGAACTGACCCGGATAAAAGGACCGCGCGGCACTAGCATTAAACGCCTCGTTGCGCAATGGGCCGCTGTCGGGCAAGAGTATGAACTATTGCGGGCTTTGCCCACCACAAAGGTTGAGCGTGCCGCCAACCCTTATCTTGTTAATGCTAAGTTGTTGGAGCAGTCAACTCCACAACCAGCCACCATCGACATCGAAAAAATGACCCTTTCCGAAGCGCACACCCTGTACAAGCAGCTACAGAAGTTCTTTGGAGCTAATAATGATTGACTACGAAGAAGATCTAGCAGCCTATATGGCTGACGATGGCCCAGAAGTTTTAGAAGAAGGCATCTGTCTAGCCTGCTCAGGTTCAGGAGAAGGTCAGTTTGATGGCACTATTTGCCATAAGTGTAAAGGAGAAGGAGAATGCTAAACTGGCTAGCAGCAGCCTTGGTGGCCCTAGTCATGTCCGCAGCATACTTGCTAGACGGCCCCAGCGAACACGAGGCACGGGTGGACACTAAAGAGGAACTGATTCAAAAGCTCTGCGGAGAGAACGCTGGCTGGAAGCTGCTGGAGGATGGGACTGTCCAGTGCTACACGCACAGGGGACTCAAAACTCGCAAGGTGACACTATGAACGATGACGATTACACGCTCATTGATGAGGTGGTGCATTACGGCACGATCATCTTCCTAGTGCTGATGACCATCACATTCCTTGGTGTGGTGGCTGGGTTTATGTGGGAGATACTGAAATGGCAATAAACACAGGAGGCCCAGCGTTTCCGTTTTCGCCGTCTGATGACAGCACAATCAAGCCCCAACTTGGCATGACCTTGCGCGATTACTTTGCGGGGAAGGCGATGCAGTCGGAACTAGTTGGAGGCGTACATTCCGACAATTTTGATGTGACGGCTAGACGCGCATACCACATGGCAGACGCCATGCTGAAAGCAAGGGGAACACCATGACTGACGACGACATCATGCTTATGGCGCGGGTTGCAGGAGTCCGCGATGACGGCCATCGGTTTGAGTTCAGTGAGTACAAATATCTTGAACGCTTTGCCCACCTTGTTGCCGCAAATAAAGCAGAGGTTGCACTTGCCGAGGCGTACCGCTGTGGGGTTGAGGCAGGTGCCGCTGCGGAGCGCGAGGGAGTAGCGCAAATGTTTGAAGCATCACCCGAACTGGTTCGGATTGCCCAAAACGATCAGGGCGGTTGCATCATATGTGGATTAAATCCATATACAGAGGCAAAGGCAATCCGAGCAAGGGGAAACACATGAAATTTGACAAATTTATTGAGTGGTGGTTTACAGGGCGTTGTCTTACACACCCCGTGGTCGTGGCAGTAACTTGGTTTATAGCTGGATACACAGTGGGGAAATTATGAGCCGCTTACTACACGCTGCCGCCCGTGGGGCGCGGATACAGTACAGGTCGCCCATAGATCGCAACTGGAAGGAGAGTGCATTTCGCCTATGGCCCAGTCTGCATGATTGCAAAACCGCCGATAGTCTTTACCGCATCCACCCGGATGACGCTCACTTGGCTTATGGCCCGGTCAGCACGGCGCTGCGGGATTGTGATGGCGAATTCCAATTGATGTACATAGACTCAGAGCAAATGCATGATTTTGCCATTCGTTCTGCAATTGTTGCAAATTACGCAAACAACATGATGCATGAATGGCAGCAAAACAAAGACCGACTGACGCGCAGCCTATTTTTATTAATCTTGGCCGAAGCACTGGCCGATGAGGGGATGTGATGACTGACACTGACAAAGAACTACTTGAACTGGCGGCTAAAGCTGCGGGGATACTGTCCGACGACAACGGCCAGTGCGTTGTCGATGAAAAAGGTTTTTTTGTGCGGCTTTGGAATCCCATTGAAGACGATGGCGATGCGCTACGGCTGGCGGTGAAACTGAGTTTGATGCTGGACCATATAACGCAAGGCTATATGGCAGGGCATTGGGTTGCCACACACACCAACATTGAATCGTGCTATGAGCCATCGCTACCTGACCCCCTCGCAGCAACCCGCCGCGCCATTGTCCGAGCAGCAGCAGAAATTGGAAGGAGTATGAAATGACTGATATGCCAGAATTACTTGTTGTTTTGTTTGTTATTGCAATGCTTAACTGGTTTGCGTACACCATCGGCAACTACGTTGGCGCCGAAAAGGCTTGCGAGTCTGTAAAGATGGAGTGGGTCAAAGACAAGTGCATGAAAGTAACAAGGGAGGTAATGCAATGACTAAAGTGCAGCCAGAAGCGAAAGTACAAAACACCGAAGATGCAGCTAACGAGGCAGCAGCGAAAGCGCTTTACGAAACGTGGCACAGCCAGCCGGAATATAAGCCTTGGCAAGACGGCGGAAACTCACAGAAACAAGACGAGGCTAGAGAGCTAGTTCGCCAGTTAAAGCCACCCCTGCCAGTGCAGCCAGCACAGGCAACTAGCGGATGGAGTTTGCGTTATGTGTATTTTGATGAAAACGGAATACCGCTAATGTACAGAGAGCCAGAGGAGCGCAACTTCTGCCAACGATGCGGCAAGCGCACTGCTGACCTGACCACGATTCACACATGCACACCACCACCACAGGAGAACACATGACCAAAGACGAAGCCCTGAAGCTGGCGCTGGAGGCGTTGGAAAACGCTGTTAGATACCACGGCATCATGTTGATGTCCGACCCGCCACAAGCTGCGTGGAAGTATCACAGAGTTGAAGACAATGCAAAACAAGCCATCACCGCCATCAAAGAAGCCTTGGCACAACCAGTGCAGCCAGTGCAGGAGCCGGTGGCCCGGGTTGCCGAAGTTCATATGAGCCGGTACACGCTGGAATGGACGAACGGCCCACTACCCGAGGGTACTGAGCTTTTTTCAGCACTGCCAGTGCAGCCAGAGCAGGAGCCGGTGGCGTGGGCGCATAAAGAAGGTTTGGAGTCCATCAAAGATTTTGATGCCAGCATTTACGCAAACGGTGGATTTGATGACGCCGTTCCGCTCTACACCGCACCACCACAGCGTGAGTGGGTAGGACTGACGGATGATGAGATGCACCAATGCTTTGATGTATCGGGGCATCGAGAGCCTATTTACCGGGCCATCTGCGACAAACTGAAGGAGAAGAACACATGACATGCATAGGAAAAGACCCACGATGTCCCTGCCAAGACGGAGACGCATGTCATTACAAAGACTGCGGGGATACGAAGGCATGGCCTGTGCCGCAAGCCGAGCCAGTGTCGTGTCGATTTTGTCACGATAAAAAAGGTTGTTGGACATGGCAGTGCTACACCTGCGGTGAGATTGACGATGTTCAACAACCCGCAGCACAGCCAGTGCAGCAGCCTGTGGCGTGGGGGTGGCGCTACGACTCTTGCGGACACGCTGTTGTAAACCGCCTTGTCGTCACTGAAACATCAGAGCCGACTTTATTTCTAAAAAACGTGTTTGCCCGTGGCCCATTCCCCCTTTATGCCGCACTCGCAGCACAGCGCAAGCCTCTGACGCATGATGAAATTGAGGTTATTGGCGACAAAGTTGCCAATGAACAATTAGTCGGACCAGTGGCAAATTTTAGAGTGCGTTTTGCCCGAGCCATTGAAGCCGCCCACAACATTAAGGAGAACAAATGAACAAAGAAAAAATTATGAATTTGGCCGATGCTTATGCCACAGAGGTTGCTCACACGCCGCAAATGCCAACGCCGCTGGAGCGAAAACTGGCAATTGTAAGGATTGGGGTAGCAAGGGCTGCGCTTGAGGCCGCGCTGGAGCAGCCAGTGCAGCGCCCGTGGGTAGGGCTGACGGAGGACGAGATTAAAGGTACTTGGGCACAACTTTGGTATGACCTAACTCATGGAAAATTATCAACGCCTGATAACGAAGTACGAAATAACGTAGTAATGTTTGGACAAGCCTTGGAAGCCAAACTCAAGGAGAAAAACAATGGCTGAAAAAAGATGTGAACATAAGTGCGGCGCTTGGAACTGCGGCAGCTATCAATTCAATTTATACAAAGATGATATTGACCAGGGTAACTTGTGTGATGTGCATTACTGGCAAACAAAAGCTCAGCGCCCTTGGGTAGGGCTGACGGATGAGGATAAGCAGACCGCAGTCTGGACAAATGGGACTTTTGGTGGTGGCGCACTGTGGGCCGAAGCCATGCTAAAGGAACTCAATCATGGCTGAACAAGAAGTAAAACCATGCGAGTTTGCAAACGGGGTTTGCATACATTGTGAGGCTACCGAACGGGAAGATTGTGAGGGTTGGATTTGCCCACCACAACGTGAGTGGTTAGGGCTGACGGATAAGGAAATGAGTGACATAGTGGCTGATATGAATGTCGATTTTGGAGATTTGTTGTGGAAAGTGGTTTGCCTGACAAAAATTATTGAAGCCACGCTAAAGGAGCGCAACACATGACTGACCAGCAACAATTTAATGCATTGGTGCAATCTTTTCTTGCACCGCCAAAACAACTATCAACATCTGAGCAAAATGCTTTAGCAGACATTGCCAAATTGATTTGGCCCTTCCCTACCGAACTGCCACCAGCGCAGCCAAGCAAACCCATCCCGTTTAACCCTGAAAACTTTGAGGATGCCCCGTGGTAATTTCAGAAAAAATTAGGGACGCACTGGCGCAAGCGCCTGACGGAATGACTGCCCTGGAACTTGCACTTGCGCTGAAGTTAACGCCGACAGGCGTCAGTCGTTCCTTGGCCTTGATGCCTGACACCTACATTGATAGGTGGGTCAAGACCACAAGCAAGTACACCGCCGTCCACTGCTTGGCGTTTGTGCCTGACGATTGTCCGCATCCATGACGCCTATCTTCAGCACCTGGGACCGGGCGACTCTGGACAAGTTTGCGCTTGATGCCTACCTGCGGCTGCAAGAGCAACAGGACCAGCTTGAGCAAGCACGCTTAGACCTCAAGGATGCTATTGCTGCTTACCGAACGCTCATAAAAGAACCCCGCCGAAGCGGGGTTAAAGATTGACAACTGCGTCAATATTCTACTTTGTTTTGTCGCGGTTTTTCAATGCTTCTTCAATGTCTGGGCCTTGAATTGGACTTTCATCACGATCTTGCAGCGCCCGCTCAATGTCGGTGGTTGGTGACATGATGTCAAATGCTGTAGCGGCAGGTGCTGGATAAATTGCAGTACTTGTACCGGTGACTGCACCTGCCTCCCCTAGCGTGGCTTTGAACTGTTTAGGTGCCTGCTTGGCCGCATAGGCTTCAATCATTTGCACAGCGGCAGCTACTTCATTCGGATCCTTAGCCATCAGCATCTCAGCCATCTTTTCAGCACGTGCTTTGGACATCC